TGTAATTCTGTATTAAGATTATTTAAAGTTTTCTTCATTTAAAATAGATATTACTTCTAGTTTTACCTAAGTCTGGTTTAATTCCTTCACCGCCATCCGTTAAACAACTATAAAAAGAATCAGGATTAGAAAAGTATTGGTAGTATTCAGGATATAGAACAGAATTGTATTTTAAATATTGTATCAACTTTTGTCTATAGTGTTCAAATTTACTTCTAAATGAATCCTGCAATCTATTTATTTCGCTTTCACTTGCACCCCTTAGAAACTCGTCGTTTGTTATTCCTGTAGCTTTGTTTCTAATTTGGTATGTAGTCATTACAACGGATTCTAAATTACAACCCATAGCAACTACGGGAATAATATACTTATCCATTAAAATAACCTCATCAGCGTTAAGATTATCTAGGTCAATACCTTCTAGTATTCTAGTATACAAAGAAGTCCCTATAATAGGTTCTATCATTGTGTCTTGTACTATCTTAATAGTGGGGGTTAATATACTATCTTCAACATTTCCATGAATCAAAGAAAGTTGTTTAAGATTATATGCGTTTATTAATAATGCTGTACTCATTTTATTTAAAGATTACGTTTTGTTTCCAAAAATGCCTACATGAAGGAGTATTTATATCTGTGTTAGGGTTATGATACCAACCGCCTCTATAACTCCATACGTCACGCTTAACTGCTGAACTAATATTATCTATTTCGTTCCTTGTGTAAACTTTATCCATTTCAATAAGTGTTTTACAAAATGGTCTAGAACTACCCCCTTTCACTAAGTCGGGCGCGTTAGGTCTTTTCTCATAAGAATAAACAACGCTTATCTGTTCACGGTTTACAATCTCTTGAAGTCCTTTGTCGGTAACGTTACCACCATCTAAATAACCATTATTTTGCAATCCTACAATTATCTTTGAAACTTCAATAGGTTTCATATCTAAAGCTTTTACAATTGCATCATAACTCTCACCATTTGATAGCATGGATAGGATTGTATTTTGATTATCGTTAACAGCAAATTTGTCTTTAAAAAAGCCTTCGATAATTTCCTCTTCTGTTTGGTTTTTAAATTCACTAGATTTTATAATTTTAACATCGTTTTTAGAACGTCCACAACTTAAAAATAAATCTAGTATTTGCGTTTCGTTGTCTTCAGCTGACAACTTTAAAGCTACAGGAGTATTAGGTATTACTTCAACTTTATCAAATAGTTCGTATTCGTTAAAACTAATTTCTCCCGTCATTCCGTTAAGTTCTGAAAGTACATAATTTAACGAATCTGCTATATTCTTTTGTCTTTTCTTTACGTATGTACGATTGAATAGTTTAAAATCATTTTCTAAGTCTTGTGAAAACATAGAGTTATCTTGAATATAACCAAACATTTTAGGATTAATAACAGAATGTGAAATAAATATCTTTTTAGAAAGTCCAACCTCTGTACTTTCATAGCGTTTATCTAGGTCATTTCCGTTCAATTGAACAATGCTAGGCTCTCTATCTTTACCGTCTGAGAAAGTAACGCTTACACCGCCTTGTTTACGCTTATCTGTAGCGTTTAATTTAAGGTCATATACTATCTTTTCTGCTTGTTCTTCACTTTCTGGTATACCATTGTTCAAACTTATAAGCGTGCCGCCCTTATAACCGTTAACAACCTCAGATAATCTAAAGAAATTAATCTCTATATCTGTTAATATTGAATCAATACCACCGCTGTACAATGGGATAGGGTAATATCCTGAAGTTAGCTTTTTAGTTTCTAGTATAAATTGTCTAGATTTAGCTTTTATAAATAAAACACATTCTTTTGTTTCACTTGTACGGTTAAAAAAGCTAGTATATTCTTTGAATTTTGTCTTATCATTTTGTCTAGACGTTGCCCAATTTTCAGAATAGTAGTATATAGTTCCGTTTTCATTAGGTCGCATCAACTCAAAATCTAAGTGTTCTAATTGCCACTTTTGATTTAATGAATCATAGACACATTTAATGTAGTAACCGTTAATAACTTCCTGGTCTAGGGAGTACATTTCGACAAGTTCGTCTAGTGTATATTTAGAACGTCCATTTTTATTAATCTCGTCCCAATTCTCAGTGCCTTCATATTGTAAACCAGCACCCGAAATAAAAGTATTTTTAGAGTTGATTATACCTCCATGAATAGGTGAGTTAACATATAAAGACCATAAGAATTGAGGGTAAAGGTTGTCGATTCCCCATTTTACCCACCCTTCTTTGGCTACTGTTTCGACGGGGTCAATGATTGCAACCTCTCTAAATGTGCTAAACGTTCTAGCTGTTTGTTTCTCCTCCATAAATATTTGATGTTAATGTAGGCTCAAAGCTTGCTGGCACTACTATAATGTTATCTATAACTCTTACTTTACCTATCTCGCATTGAATACCTAAGGAATAATCTAAAGAGCCACCGTTAGGCATTTGATAAACTCTGTACGTATAATCTCCTAACTTTGTGAATGTAGCATCTACGCCTTCCAATAAATTAAACAAATTATAACGTGCTGTCGATTCATTTAAATCATTTAGATAGCAAAATATTTCTTGTCTACCTTCGTCTTTAGTAAACCTAAAAAGCCAATTAACATCAAGTGTTTGGTCTTCAAGTTCTGACAATGTCAAAGCTATAATGTTTAAACTAGATTTCGTTATTAAAATTGTCATAGTTCAAAGATACAAAAAAAACCTTATTAAGATTAATTCTCAATAAGGTTTTAATTAATTTATTATTTCTAATTAAGAAACTGGGTCTAACAATGCTGTAATTAATCCAGCCGCAATTTTATTAGGTCTATTCTTTTCTTTACCAGATAAAGTCAAAACGTTACCGTTCGCGTCTTCATAAGCTTGTCCAGAATCTCTAACACCTGAAACACTCGCTCCATTAGTTTCGTAGAATACTTCATAAGTACCATCGTTCAACTCTACAGCGAAAGTAGTTCTAGCGATTTCTAAAGCTTCAAGGTTTACAATATCAGTAGCAGTATTACCGCTTAACATCATAGTCCCTGTTTGTTCGTATGCTACAGATTGATTTTTTCTGTCTCCGATTTTCGTAGCTGTAAATTTAGACGTCTCCATTTCAACAAAAAACTTGTGGATATATTTACCAGCTGCCAATGATAAAGCTGAAATAGTACCATTTGCCTTTGTGATTGTAGCGTCTGCAGTATTCCAAGCGTAGATGGCTTTTACACCACCCACGCTATCACATACTGCGTTCTTTCCTTCTAGGATTTCACACATAATTCAGTAATATTAAGAGTTTAACAAATGAAGTCTAACAAAGTATTGACCCCAAACAATTTGAGTACCTAATCTAAAAGAAGCTTCAGCTTTCAATTTATCGTTATAAGCGTCGTACTTAACTTCAAAGTTCATATCATCTAAAGAATCAACACCTAAGAAAGTTAAATCTAAAGGAATAGCATAAATTTCAGATTTACCATCTAATTCAGGAAGTGTTACTACTTCAACGTTAGTACCAGGAAGGATAAAAGAAACACTAGATTTAGTATTTACAACATCAATGTGATTGTAAGGGTATAAAGTATTCCAAGCTGTGATACATTTTCTAGCTTCAGTACGTCCTGTATATAATTTGATAGTCATTTCGTTATCAAACAATTCAGTAGGTATTTTATCATGTACTCCGATAAATTGAGTATAAGCGTTTGTTGATGTCATTGTAGCATCTGCTGCATCATAAGTCAATACATCTGGATCGTTAACTAAGATGTGACGTAAACCATTCATCAAAACTAATTCAGGGTCGATTGAAGAAGTGTCACCAGAAACAACTACTAATTGAGCTTTTCTTTGTAACAATTTACCAAGGTAAGCACCTAAAACAGTTTCAAGGTCTGCAGGAAGTTGTCCGTCTTGCATTTTTAAACCTAACTTGTTTAAGATTTGTGTCATTTTACCGTTCAAGTCTTCATTACAAAATTCAATACCCATGTACAAAGGTACAGTTGTAAGGTCAGCTTTTGTAAAGATAACAGAACCATCAGGAGAAGGAGTACAAGCAACTTTAGCTTGAAGCGTTACATCTGAATTTAACAAAGCAATCTCTTTCGTTCCTTTAACATCTGACTCTAAAGTCAAAGAGTTCAAAAATTCAGAGTTGTTAATCAAGTCTGTAATTACTACAGGCATTGTGTTGTCAGTCCATGCTGGTAATCCAACTACATCGTAATCAAATTTTTCTTTAAGGGCTTTACCCAATTTTCCAATTTTATTCATCTTTATTTATTTTTAAATTTAGTTTTTAATATTTTTTAGGATTTCGTTTGCTGTCATTTTAGCAACTTCTTTAACTCCCGTTTTAGCTTCACTTTGAAACTTGCTCACTTTTTCTTCTTTAAGTTTTTTAAGTTCTGAAGTCAATTCTTCAATCTTAGCAAACGTAGCTTCTAAAGTACTTTTCATTACTTCAGCAACTTCTGCAAGGATTGAGTCTTTAATCTCAGCGCTCATCTCAGCATCTTCAACGATAACGTCTTCGATAGCAGAAACTAAACCGCTTTCATTAACAGAAATTATAACTGTTTTGCCGTCGATATCACATTGATAATCTAATGCTGGAGCTGGCAACTTATCGCCATTCTCATCAATTACGAAGATAGGCGCATCAATTGCTAGTTCACCCTCATAAGTCAGCACCGTGCCGTCTATTGATGTAACCTCCGCAAATGATGAAACTGTTTCTTCTGTAACTGGCACATCTTCAAACTTGCTTTTTCCAAAGATCAAATTGAAAAGTGACTTTCCACTTACTTCTTTTTTGTTCATCTTTTGTTTATTATTTGTTTTTATATTTACTTGTATTCTATCAAAAATTCCTTCAACACTAAACCCTTGAAACTTTCCACTTTTT